TTATCTCTACATTTCCAATAAAGTTTAATTTTGACCTTTGAGTTAGTGCCTCTCCTTCGTATTCAATTACATGACCCCCATCGTTAGAAGGTGGTATAGGTAATGAACTAGGAGAGTTTTGTACTACCCAAATTTCATCATCTCCAATAAACAAAGCAGACTCTATATCTTCATTTACCGCGCTGGCTTGCTCGTAGAAATCAACTTCCCATCTTCCCTTCTTTTCAAAATCAATAGAGTCTATAGGCACTTCAATTGCTTGGTATCCGTTACACTCTATAACCGTTCCTATAAAGAGATGCTCACCACACTCTCTTTGAAATCTAACCAGAACATAAGCCTCTGTGGCTGTCGGTATCCTTAATTTGTTTGCTTTGTCTAAATAGTAAATCATAATAATTTGCCTCCTTCGTGGTTTTTGCCTATTGCTGTTATTTTAAATGATTGTTTGTTAACCACACACCCTTTACAGTTGTAATTAGTAAACACTTCTTTATTTTTTTCTAAATAATTAATTAATTCATTTTCGTAATACTCGCTATCAGATTCAGCTCTTTTTTTAATAGTGTTCAATTGATTGTCTGTTAGTGTAGCTGTGTTGTCACCAGTTATGGTCACAAGCCCCTGAGACGTTCCCTTTACTCCATTGAAAGAAATATACCGAACGTATGATTTTTGAATCAAGAACGGTCTTATAAACGTCATAAGTTCTTCTTGCTTAGCGTCCATGTCGCAGTTTATAACTGATTCGCTTATCTCTCTGTACAAATCATTACATAGAGTAGACTTTAAATACCTTTCCTCAGCGTGTTTTATGTGAGGAATTATTTCCTTTTCTGGTAGCTTATCAGAAATTAGAACTTGCTCCTTGAAATCCTCCAGTGTTATTAGCATTTGCTATATTTTTAAATTCAAATTCTTTAATTTTTACACCGCCTTTATATGGTGTTTTGTAGAATTGTAGTATTAACTCCCACATTTCTTCACGCAACGTTCTATACATCTCTGTATTACCATTAAACAAAGCGACTGCGTTGTTAATTTCATCCGACCCCCCAAGCTTTCCAGCCGTCTCAATGTTCGCTATTAGGTTAGGTATTCCGAAAGCTTGCACTATGTTTTTCTTTGTCAATTCCTCCATAGCTATAAACAGCTTCTCATTGTTTGAGTTTGGAAACGCCTCTATTGATGGAAAGTTTTGTGAGTCATCTGACCAGAGAGTAATAGTTTTACCCCCTTTTTTTGTTCCAGCAAATTGAGTGGTCAAATACTCATTAAACGCTTCCCCCTTAGTTTGCTTAGTCTCTTTTCCTTCTGCGTCTCTTAACAACTCATCAGGGTCTCCTACCATTTTGATCATGTATGATAGAAGAAACTCGTTATCAATGTTGTTTTTGTGAAATTCAGATATTGCAGCGTCTATACCTATCCAATTAATTGCAGAATACCAAAATGGAACAGGATAGATTCTCTTAGAAGGTCTTTCAAAACTCAAATATACAACCTGACCACTATAGCCTCCTGTCGTGGTTTTTATTTTTTCTAATATATATTCTTTATCAAGATTTAATGCGTCATATTCAGTTATGAAATCAGCATCTGGGTTTTCTTCATCCCCTTTATGCCCCCATTTAGGGCTATACTTGAATGATTTAGGATTGCCAAATTCATCAATCTTACCTATTCTAGTGTTCTCGAATGGTAAGTGTCTTATCTCGTTAATTACACCTTTAAAATTGAATGTTAATAGCACATAAGCACCATCAAAAAACGATAAATCTTGACTTATTTTGTTGTCAACCTTAGAAATAACTTCGCTTCTATTTATTAAAAATGTGTTTAAAAACTCATTCTCAAAACCTCCACCTCTTACAAATTTATGTTTAGCAGATAAACAAGCGTTTGCACAAGACGAAAATTCTATCTCGCTAATTAGATGCGTAGGGAAAGCGTTACCTCTGCCAAAATTAAGTATACCTAGGTTTTCATTCCATTCCGCAGACTGGTCGACCTTTGTATCATTGTATGACCTATTTATAATCTTAATCATCTTATCAATTTACGCTAAGATAAGATTTTTAAAGGTTGGTTTTGTTTCGGTTAACTAACCGCTTAACTATTGCGTAATCTTTCTCTTATCAAAAATTTCATCGTAAGATTTAATAAAAGTGTTGTAATCTAATTTAGGGAAGGGCTTTCTTAAAGTGACAAACAACACATCCTTTTCACTCATAATTACATCGAAGTCAATCAGTATAACATCTATGTTTAATTTTGCACATGAGTGAATCGCTTTATAAAAATTTTCTAAAAGAACAATTTCTTGACCAACTTGACTTGTTGCCTCCCAATAACCACCATTGCTATTTCCAACCCTAATTCTTGATGAGGCAGCCTTTTCTAGGCTTCTTATAGGTATTATAACGTAGTCAATGAAGTATTTACTATTTAAATCTTCAATCTTATCACAGAAGTGTGGAGACTTCAAGACATAGGGATCGTGACTTGATGATTCAAGCCCTCCAAAGGATTTATTATCTATAAAGATGTCCGCATTTTCTTTCTTAAATCCAGTATCTACACCACAAAGGGTAAGTAGGTGAACTAGAAATGTAGTTCCAGCCCTACCCGTACCTGTGATTATTATCTTATTTTCCAAAGGCTTCAATTTTAGCAATTACATTTTCTCTTATATACCTCCCTTTCGGCTTGTTTCCGAATACCTCTTGGTGTATATCCTTAATTTCTTCGTCTGATTTTTCGTACAAATCAAAGCTTTTTTTGTCCTCTGTGATTAAGTTTGAAATATCTCTTACCTCGTGACCATAGTTAAACACATCATCCTTTATCTCTAAGAAGTCATTGCCTTCAAAAATAGGTGTTTTCTTGTTTTTTGTCACTCTTGGATTAACTATCATCACTCCGTAATCATAAGGAAACACAACGCATTTAAATCTATTGTTTATATCCTGAGCATTCAAGTAAACACCACCACATAAGTTTAATTCCATGTGCTTTAAATTCGGAGGGTAGACGTCATGAAGTAAGATTAGACCTTTATTACTCACGCATTTTAAAGCGTTCTCAAAATCTTTCATTGACTGCTCTTGTGAGTGGTCACCGTCAATAAAAATCAAATCAAACTTCCTTTCATTGGTTCTGAAAAAGTCATCAGAAGATGATTTAATCATCTCTATACCTTCCTTTATTCCACGAATATCGTTAACGTCTACACCAGTCTTTGCTCCTATCCTTACGTTGTTAATATTAGAACCTGTACATACACCTATCTCTAGGTAAGTCCTAGCGTTGATTACCTTAGCTGTTGTATTGATTATATTTAAATGGTGTGTGATTTTCATATCATTTCAATTTTAATGTTTTTGTTTTTACAATATACTGAAAATAAACGCTCTAACACAAATGTATGAAGCGTATATGTTGCGTACTTTCCCGTTCTCATAGCTGGTTTGTTGCACCTATCAATTAACCACTTATCATTATTCATCAAATCAATTGCATGGGTTAGATATGTCACATAATCGTTATATATTTCCTTTCTTGCTATAAAGTGGTTTTGATATATTGGTGCAAGCTTGTTTGATGGAGTTAATCCAATCCTTAAACAAATATAGTTTAGTATCTCTTTGCTGCCTGTGTGTAAGCTCTCCATGTGACTAATCACGTTCTTATCCTTTATATTGCTAAAGAATGAGTAAACAGGATTTTTGTTTATTTTCCTAATTATAAAATCAATATCCTTTTTTCTTTTCTTTTTAAATGCGTGTGAAAAAACACCTATATAATCAGCTTCTATATTAGGAACTTTGTCAGCTATTATTTTATTCTCGAAATATGGGTGGGGGTTTTCTTCGTTAAAAAATACTTCTACATTCTCATGATTGAAGCAATTAGCTTTTGATTCTTCATCAAAACAAATCTGTATAATTTTAATCATTTACCTTTTCTAAGAAGAATTTAATCTCATTCATGGTTGATCTAAACTGACATTTTGAAGTAGATAGCTTTACTTTCTTAAATTGATTAACGTACTTAACAAGCTTAATAAATTTAGCCACATCTCCAAATGATGCTTTACAACTTATCTTGCCGTCTATCTGTTTGAATAGTTCTAATGCCTCTGAATGGTTCATTGGTTAAAAATACAAAAAGGCTACATAAATTAATACATAGCCTTTCATTTATTTTGTTTTTTTTAATTATGCTTCTAGCAACCCATCAAGCACCGCCTCTGTTGCTGCTGCATCCGCGCCTATCTTGATTCTCAAAGGCTTAGTTTTCTCTTCGCCCTTAAGTGTTACAATCTCTGTGATGTCGCTGCCAGCCTCTTGTCCTGAGTTCTGCTCAGTAACCGCATTCATACCATTCTTAGCACCGTAGATTAAAAACTTATCATTCTGAGTCTTAACAATCATAAACACACTAGAAACTAGTAGGTCTTTTATCGCCTCGTCTTCTGCTGGTGTGTTAGGGAATAGCTTTAATACCCCTGTGTGTATAAAGAATTTATTAGCCCCTGCCCCAGAGTCACCAGTGGAGTGTCCAGCACTAAAACTGTTCTTCTTGCTTTCAAAAGCGTAAAGAAACCCGTACTCTGCCATGGTGATGTCATTAACATAACCGTCTTCATCATAATCTAACGTCAAGTCTTCTACGTTACCAAGCCATGATTTCTTATACAGACCCCCAATTTGTATGAGGTCATCGCACTCTGCGATGATACCTCCTGTTAATCTACACCCCATTAGTAAGCTATTACCTGTAAATCCTTATGAACAAACTGATAACCTACTCGGTATCTACCCTCGTATTTGTTTAATCGAGAATTTCTATCATAGAAAAAGCTTAGAGTAGCTGTTTTCTTCATGTCCTCAACTCCGATGTAATGATTTTCTTTTACCGTCAACAATGCTCTGTGAGGATTATCAAGTTCAAATTCTGCGATTCCATTATCCCATCCTCTCATTGGAACTACTTCAATTCCGTTGAATTTCAAGCTTGGAGTACCTTCTTGTAGTCTTGTCCAACCGTTGTCTATCCCCTTGTCTCTTAACGACTTCTCATAGTTGTCATATAAGCTACCAGTAACCGCAAGAACAATCTTGTCTTTCATTGCCTTTAACTTCTGAGGGGCAAGTGACCACATTTTTTCAAATGCCTCTAAAGCTTCATCTTCTTCAAGTATAGCGTTAAATGTAACTTCTGCATCAATAACAGTATAGTCATCAACACCGTCAATTAATGTCGGCCATAAGCCATGAGCAGCTGAAAGTAACTCATCAGCACTATCTAAATCACCGAAGCTTATCAAGTAAAATAAATCTCTCTTCGCTGCTTCTTGTAACAATGGAAGAATTATTTTGTTATTGATTTCAGTTTGTGAAAGGTCATATATTTCAATCCCTGTATTCAATGCCTCTTCTGCTAGAACTTCGGAAAATTCTCTCGCGCATTGAGTCATGTAAATTTGTACCTCCCCTGTTTCAAGCGTTCTGTTTTTTAACACGGTACTTCCTACAGGTGTTGGAATATCGCAAGTACCATCCCCAGCAAATGAAACCCTACCGAACTGGTCGGCTGTTATCATTTGTCGCTTTGAGCGAATGTTTGTTAGAACGTTAAACATCTTTAAGATGTCCTCGTTCTGTAATGCTGGTTCTAAGAGAACATCAAAGACCTCTTGCCCATTGTATGTATAATCTAAATCTACCGTTACTGCCATTGTATTAAATGTTTACAAATTTTAATTTATTTTCCTTTTTCTTTTGCTCGTTTACAACTATCATTTTAGCCTTTGATGTGAATGCTGGCATCTCTTGGAATTCGTCAAGCTGCTTTTTGAACGCCAACATCTCTATCTTGGCTTCTTCAACTTTAGATTCTGCTGTGGTTTTTTGTGCTGTGATTTGTTCGATTTGAGCCTTTAAGTTTTCAATTTCTTTTCTAGCCTCTTCCAATTCAGAAGATTTGATTTCAGAAACTACTCCTCCCTCAATGACCAATGTTACACCACCTTCTAGACTTAATTCCCCGTCAGGCAGTAACTCTTCTGTCTTATTACCTTCTTCGTCTGCCATGTATGCAGCTTTACCAACTGCAGTCTCAATGTCGTCAGATTCAATGTAAATGTTTTTACCCTCTGATGTTTTCATAGCTAAGTTTGATACCTCAGCTTCCTCTCCTTCTCCAAAGATTTTAGAAAAAGAATTAGTGAAAGAAGCAAGCAATTCCTTAGCTGACTTTGCTTTTTTGTCCATGTTGTTATTTATTACGTGATTATATCTTGCGCTAATTTTTAGCGACTTTTTTACTTCATCTACAAACTTTAATTCCTTAGCTGTGTGTGCGTTCATTGTGGTTTCTTTATCCATCATAGCAATGATTTGCTCTTTTGGTAAGCCTGTCTTCTCATGGTATGCTTCTACTAAATCATTATTGATTCCTTCAAGCTCATCTGCCATGCTCTTCAACTCGCTTGAACGTCCGCTCATTTGACCAACAGAAGATTGATGTATCATGAATTTTGCACCGTCATACATCACAATCTTTTTACACCCCAAGGCTATTAGAGTAGCAATAGACCCACAGTAACCTACTACGTGAGCAGTTACAGTTCCTTTAGAGTAGCCTTTAATAGCATGGTAGATTGTACGACCTGCAAACACATCTCCCCCGGGTGAATTAATATATACATCTACATCACCATCCATTTTAGACAAAGATTGATGCACCTGAGAAGCCGTAACACCTCCGCTTTCCTCGTCTCCTATAAATGAGTAAATAAATATTTCATTGTTCATGCCTTAATTTTAGACATAAAAAAGTATTAAAAAGTGCTATGAGTTAACCGTGTGCTTAATTAAACCTCTTGACTATTCGCCATAGGGTAACTTTAGAGAAACCTCTTTCCTTGCAAACCCTATCCCTAGCCTGTACTCTTCCTTGTGTATCATCTCCATATAATTCAAGGTACTTTTTAAAATCATCATATACCTCTTGATGGTATGAGTATGTATAAGATATAGCACCATCTCTTATTAAGATGTTTATGATTTTGTTAAATTCCTCTCTGCTTAAACTAGGAACTTGTTCTTTTACAGTGTCAAATATGATCATGCTCTTGCCGTTTCTTTTATTTCTGCTACTTGTCTTTGTCTTAAAGTTATTTCTTCAACCGATACCACTGGTCTAGGTGCGTTCTCTATGCTTTCTGTTACCCTATTAGTTTGGTTCGATTGATTAATTAAGCTGTTAGCACTACTTGGCGTTGAGGGTGAAGCCCCTCCGCTAGCTGGTTTCGTATTTTTAATTGAAGATATATTTTTTGCTGTTGATACCCCAATAGTTGCTGCAGCTATTGCCCCAAAGATACCTCCTTGCGCTAATGCTTTCTGCGCTGCAAGTATACCGTCTATTGTAGCCGTAGCTATTGCAATAGGCTTGAAGTTTCCGAAAGCTTCGTTAAGGAATCCAGATACTGCATTAACAGTTTGAAGTTGTACCGCTTGCTTTTCTTCTTCTCTTTTCTTAGTTATAGCCAGCTTTGAGTCTTCAATGCTTTTCTCTGCTGCTGCCGCTTTTGTTTTTGCTAATAATATTTGTGCGTTGGTAAGCTCTTCATTTTGTAGGATTCTTTCTAGTTTAAATCTTTCTATCTCTACGTACGCGTCCGCTCTTATAATCTCGTCTTCAATTGCTTGTGCTGCTAATTCCTTCTTGAATAGTTCTAATTCAAAGAGTGTTTGCTTTTCCTTTTCAATTCTCTGGGCTTCTAGTTCTGCGTTAGCTTCAAGTTGCGCAGCTTCTTTCTCCAATCGTGCCGTTTCTTCATCGGATATTTTTTTCTTTTGGGCTGCATCTTGCGCTCGTATAGTGTTAAGCTTGTTTTGTAAAGTTGTTTGAAGTTCTGCACTTCTCGTTCTTAACTCAAATACTTTTGCTTCTGCTTCAATCTCTCTCTTTCGGTCTGCCTCTAAACTATTTGTTTGCTCGTTTTGAGCCTTAATGATTCTTTCCCTTTCTCTTGCTATTTGAAGCTCTTGTTGTAGGACTAAGTTGTCGGCTTCAATAGCCTTTAATGCTGCTGCCTCTCTCTCTTCAAGTGACTTAGTTAAGTCCTCTGCTATCTTGTTTTGTTCCTTTACAATGGAGTTAGCTTTAGCTCTAGTAAGTATTAAATCGTTTTCTTTCTTTTCTAAATTAATTAAAGCGCGTTCTAATGTTGAGGTATTTTTTGCAGACTCTAAAATCTCGTCACTCATTTCACCGACTATCTTAGTAGCACCAGCGACAGCACTACCAATCAAATCAACCTCTGTGATATATTTCTTTCCAGCTTTACTAGCACTCTCTAAAGCACCCTCAAAATCTCCCTCAAAAGCTTTCTTTACTGCTTCACCAAGCAGCCCGAACACATCAAACAAAGCTTCTATCCTGTCGCTAATATTTTCCTTTACTAAGTTTGAAAAGTCTTTGATTGCTTGTTGTGGGTCTTCGAAAGCCTTAACTATAACACCTCCTATACTTGCAACTATATCAAGGAACTTTTGAAATGCGACCGTTAAAGTTGCTGTTATTATCCTGAGCTTCTCCGCACCCTCTTCTGTTCTAGTAAAGTATTGTGCCACAGCAGCAAGAGCCAGCCCTAAAGCTGCTAGTACTGCCCCTAATGGTGTTGCTATAAATGCTAATGCTGCGGTGGTCGAAGCCTTGATCCCTGATATAAATGAGCCTATTGCTGGGTTAACAGAATTTAATCCCTTTTCGTAGTTACCTACTTGTCTTTGATAACTACCTCCAGCCTTTTCTAAATCAAGAATAGCGTCATTCTGCGTCTTAATAGTCTTGTTGTAAGCATCGAATTTCTTACGTCCCTCTTCTGTTGAGATGTTTATTTTGTTTCTAGCACTTGTTAGGCGTGATAGTTCCGCCCTCATGTCTTCAAGACTTCCTTTCTCAACGTCTAAAGACTTGATTAGATTCTTCCTAGTGCTTGTTAGGTCGCTAGTTTCTTTTTTGTTTAACGCTATTTTGGTTGAATTCTGAGTTATTTGTGCGTTGTTTTCTGCTACCGCTGCATTAAACTGCTGTTGTGTTATCTTACCAGTCTTAAACTCGTCAGCTAACGTTTTATTAGCTTTGGTTAAAGCCTTGTTTTGCTCAGTAAGCTGTTTTGTTTGCTCATTGACTTGCCTCAATACTTCGGTCTGCTCTTCAATTTTCTTAATAGCAGATGCGTTGTCAATAGTTACCGATATTATTTCCTCTTCCATTATAGCTTAGTTAGTTCAACTTCAGTTGAGTTGTTTGAGAAGTCATATTTATTCACTTTGTTTATTGCAAACAACCCTAAAGGTCTTATGTATCTAGGTCGCTTAAAATCAATCGAGGTTATATCTTGTGGTTTTAAGAACACATTAACCTTCATTATGTATCCATTGTTAAGAATGTTTTCAAGAACTCTATAATTTTCCTTTAATGAACTTCTATTAAATTTTTCCTCAAAACTTAGCGACTCGTAAAACTCATTATTCAAGTGCGATAAGTCATCGAAGAAAGCATAATTAACCTTCGTTGTGTTTTCTCCTTCAATACTTATATTGGCAACACCTAACACATCTATAGTATCTACGTTTTGATTAACCAACAAGTATCTGTACTTACCCTCTTCTGGTATGAATGGTATGTTTAATCCGTTCCAATTCTGCGTAAATTCTCCATAAGTAGGGGACGCTTTCAATGTGATTAAATCAGATTCTTTTTTTAATGAATCATCATCAATGATTATAAACCCTTCGCCAACTCCTTTATTGTTAGCTGCTTTATAAGCTTCTAATACTAAGTCCTTGTCATCTTCTGACCACTTCAAGTTGTTTACTTGTGAATACCTAGATGTTAGTGCTGTATAATCAAACGATGGCTTTCCGTCTATCTTGTTACTCCAATCTACAGCCTCATTAAGCATTACCTCTTCGTAACTAAAGAAGTCTATCGCCCTTGTGGTCTCATTGTAGTCAGCTTGCAAACCAAACATGAGCATTATATCTTTAACAAACTCTAACTGAGTCATGTCTGGTATAAATGATGCTGGTGTAATAGCTGTTCCTGTTACTGGACTATCTAAACTAATATCTAAATAGTTAACTAGAAAATTCTCATTAGGATTGAACAGGATACTATAAACATCGCTATTGTTCTTTGTGAAAACCTCTATATAGTCACCAGCATCTAAAGTAATAACTTCATTTATAACCTGACTATCAATTATTTCTGTTCCGTTACGCCTAACAGATATAGAGTAGGCTGCTATATACTTGTAATAGCTATCCCCCACAAAATTGCCAGCATTTCTCCACTTAATAGATTCGGCTTTTATCCTTACATTAATTCTAGTCTGAGCAGTATATCTACCATCAGAAGCATTCATTAGTGTTGTTGTATATCCAGTTGTTTTTTCGTTAAAATACTTATACTTAATGTCGAAAACACCTAAATCCTGGGGGTCATAAATCCATTTCTTTTCACTCTCGGTACTTATTACGTCTGAACTTCCTATCGGTTTTCCTAAAAAGTTATACTTGACTGGTTTAAAAGAGCTTTCATCTATCTTAGAAGATGCTAATATCATCTTTTCAAAAACAGGATTTGATAAAACCTGACCTTTAGGAATTATGTATATGTCGTTAAAAATTCTGTTTAGCAAATACTTAGCAAACATACAAGGTCTAAATTGTTTGGCTGTGAACTCGGTGGACGAAGTATTGCTTTTGTCGTTATAATTTATAAAAGGATACGTATATCCATCCTCCCATCCGTTCGAAAGACTATTCAGTATTGAATCCTCATTCCAAAGGTGTTCTAACTCACTAAAATCTATATCTGTAAGTTTTAGCTGTCCTAGCGCGTCTATCCAGAAACTATTTCCCGAGTAAAATACAGCCTTTAAGATTTTTTCTGAGTACGATTTTACTATTATAAATCCTTTTAGTACCCTGTTTTGACCTTGGTAAATCTCTGCATCTACCTTCTTAGACCCTTTAAAATCAATGTTGTTAGTGGCTACAAAATTAAATGCCTTAGCGTTGTTATTTGTCCAAGGTATCTGAATAGAATAGGTATGGTTTCCAGCTCTAGATTGTAGTTCGGCAATGTCACCTACTGATAAGTTAAGGGCTATCTGAAAGTCTCTCTCTAGTTCTAAGAAGGTGTTGTTTATCTTTATTCTTACCATTTACCGTAGTCACATTTAGCGTCTTTAACTAGTGTCTTTGCCTTTAACACACACCCACAAGAAACGCAAACACCCTTTACATTGTTAGCGCATGGTTTGCAATGCTTCATCCTTTCAGCCCTTCTTTCCTTAGACTCCTTTGATGGGGACAAGTAAAGAAACCACCCCTGTATTATCTGCCAAAACACTTCTAAGTATATCATATAGTTTGAATGTATTCCAATGGTAAATCAATGTCAAATTCTATCGTGTGAAGCTTGTCTACGTCTTCGTATATGGTGAAGGACCCCTTGTCTACTCTTACAGTTGTTAGCGTGTCGTCAACTAACATTTGTACTTTAATGCTAGTCTTTATCTTTTCTACAGCTAATTTTTCAGATAGTGATATGTGCTGACTTCTTACCGTGATGGTTTTGTAAGTGTCAATTTCCGTAAAATCAAAATCAGACTCCCCATTTATAAAGGAGTTGTCCCAGTCATTAAACACATCCCTACGAATAGACTTGCTGCCCTCGATTGTTCTCTTGTATGCCTTTTTAGCCTTGAATACGTATTGCTCCCAACCACCTAATGAGTTAAACCATGTTAAATATATCTCGCTATTTCCACATTCATTGTCTATTCGAATTGTTTTAGTTTCAGAAACCTTTTCGTATGGACCTACCACTTGTATGTTGTCAATATTGGCTGACAATACCCCGTATGCCGATGTAGTGCCTCCCTTAAAGAATGCTATCTTATAAGAAGTGACACCCTCTGGTATAGATACTTTTTTAGAAAATGATTGCCAACCCCCACCGTTGTAAGGTATAAACACTTCATCTTCGCATATACGATTGTTTGAACTATCTAAAACCCATAATGTAAGGTAAGTATCGTCTAAATCGTTTTGATTGAAATTGTTGATTTGTATTTTAGCACTTACTATATAATCAAGACCACCAACTATATCCTGAACAGGGAATAAAGAACCACCAAGCAATGGGCTAAATGTAAATTCTGGTGAAGATACTAAATAGGAATGTCTTCCAGAGTAAGCGTTCGATAATGATATTCCTTTAAGAATGTTCACCGTGCCCGTTTCAGGGCTGTTGAAATTAACAATACCGACCTCTGTATTATCTTCAAAAGTACCGTTAGAATAAAGTGTGAAGTAGTTCTGAGGCACTGAATATATTTCAACATCAATCTCTTCTAAGTCACTATCTAAGTCACCGCCAACCCTGTAAACGCCGTCACCGTAAGTGTCTATCTTGTAATCTACCCCCTCTGTGATATTGCGTATATATAAAGAATCTGCGTTCAAAGACCCTTCTAATGACTCCTTTGTTATTATGGTAGATAAAGCAAAAGGATAGCCCTTAAATAAAACAGGCTTATCAAAATCAGTCATAAACTTAGATTCGGCTAGTTGGTGAATTTCATAATCACCCATAGACCCTCCTGTTTTGTTTTGAAACTGCTTAGTTGAATTAGTGGCAAACAGGAAAACATTACAACTAGACTCTGTTATTGAAAATTTTGATAAAGAAACATCGCTTGAATCAATACCGTTTAAGCTTACTATATATATACCAACTAATGGATAATCTCCTAAAAAAGTTCTGTTTATTACACCAGATTTATCGCTAGATCGTATTCTAAGAACACCACCCTTATATGACACAAACAACAAAACAACTTCCTTATAACCTTCAAAATCACTATCCCATTCTATCCTATAACCTACACCGCTTCTGATAGTAACACCCGTCTGTGTTAGTGTCTTTGTGACTGGTTGAGTACTGAAAGAACTAGTCACCTCGTTAACCCCAGCAATCCACTCCTCTTGTGTCCATAGCTGCTCCCATGATGTTAGTTCGTTATCAAAGTTAGGGTCGGTAAATAATTCAGTATCTATTGCGCAACTATTAATAGAGTCTACAGTTGGCGTTGATTCAAAGATAGTTATACCACCCACCCTGTACGTCTCACTTACTTCTACATAAAAGTAAGTGAAAGCACTCAAATCAACTGGGTAATACTCTTTAAATAATGGGTTTTGAATGGATAGTTTTGATTTAACTAACTCTACTATATCAATGTAAGATATGTTGTCTGTGTCTGGCTGTACGCTAAGCTTACCTATCTCTTCTATTGGTTTTAATTCACTCAATGGGTGCGTATCTGATAAACCAGCGTAAACAGTTACGTTTATTGCGTAGTTCTCGTATCGTTTTTGTGTGCTTCCTTGTGTTTCATCGCCAACAAATGCAACACCGACAATGTAAACAGTAGGAGAGTCTATCTGTACAACCCTGTAAGTGCCATTATAACTTTCATTTTCGCAGTCTTTGTGAAAAACTAAGTCTCCAATGTCTAACAAATGGTCTGCACTAGTCTCTATTGATGTTCTTCCTAGTGACTCCGTTGCGCCTATTATATCAAAAACTGTATCTACTTTGTTGGTAGGAAATAAATCGTTTTCAATCTTATAAAGCAAAGGTAGTTCTCCACCACCAGCATTCCATCGTGACAAAAATTGAGGTGTTTCGTTTATCCCTTCCTTGCCAAATACTGAAAGGTTAGGGCTTACTACTGTTAATTCAAGCCCGTTAATTTCATCTATTACCTCTTCTCTGTTTTTAAACGAATATAGCGCACCCCATTTTTTTAATTGATACAAAGAAGGTGATAAAGCAAGCTTTGAAATCTCGTCCTTTGATAAATCACCATTGAACACAACCACATCATCAACTATACCATCTAAAAACTCTGTTCCATCGTAACCAATATAAAACTCATCATGTGTTAACCATTTAGAAACTGGTATTGTTATATTAACCACAAATACACCGTTAATATAAACTTTTCCGCTAGTCCCGTTAGCAGTTACAGCAACATGAGTCAGTCCATCAAGAGCTATACTAGTGTCTATATTGGTTAAATTACCAGCGTTTATAGTTAAATTACCACCTACTACAGACCCATAAATTACAAAATTGTTATTCGCGTTTAAAGAATCAATAAAAGAAACTATAGGATTATCACCTATACCAGTTAATTCAACCCAAAAAGAGACTGTTAACCTATTCCCAAGCGTTAACCCCGAGCCTCCGAAGTATGTAGACCCTTCAAACACATGCTTTTGCACCGAAAAACTTTGTCCGCTTTCAAAAATGTATCTAGACGGTCGTTGAATTACCTCGAAGCCCATTGATTATATTTGTTTTAGTTATTTCCTTATAATGCCTTCTTACTGCTATTTTTATATCAGTAAGTATTTCTTGCAACGGTATAGTTATCAAGCCGTCAGTACCCTTATAACCCTTGTCGTGAATCTTCTTTGCTACCGCATAAGCTGGTAAATCAAGCCCTTTGGCATCTATCCACTCTTGAATCTTATCTACAAATTCCTTTGATGGATTAACACCAACCCCAGTAGATGGTCTGCCCTTCTCCAATAAGTTAGTAAACTCCCTAGCGATTATCTTGAAGATGATATTAGTTCCTTCTTCTGTTATGATTGATTTAATGCTTTCAGAAGTTTTTCCAGTAGCGACCCTATCCTTATCTTTGAGTTGTTGCCTCAATGATTTTACTGACTTGTCTCCGATGTCTTTTAAATCATCTAACAACATTGCGTTTGTTTTGGCATGGTTAAATTGATAACAAAGGCTTTTCCTTGTGATATTGAATTATGAACACGATATATTGGAGATTTACTTATAGAGTTAATCGTAATTTTATCACTCTCATTTAGCTTTGATACGAATGTATCTATGAAGCTATCAGCGAACTCAGCATTCTCACGTCTTGATTGTGCTGTTTGGTCAACATCATCATCTGTTAGAAGTATTCCAGATATAGCGTGGGAATCTATCATTACATTACTAGATTGTATGCTAGATGCTGACTGATTGTGTGGCAGTATCCACATTAACGGAAGACCGTAGTTTTCAGAAGCTATAGTTAATTCAAAGTCTTTTAAAGTACCAAAGCCCAACTCTAATGAGATGGGCAACTGTGATACTGATTGTTCGATTAAATCGTTTATATACTTCTCACTCATAGCGTTTCTTCAAACTTCCTGTCGCAATGTGTTAACCAACTTCGATAAATCATTTGTTGATGTATATCTGACACAGGCAATTTAAGTATTTTTTTTTGTTTTATCATACATCCCTCTGATAAGTCGTTTAAAGTCACCATAAAACCAAACACCTCTCCTAGTTTTTCATAACCAGCTGCTTTAATCTTTTCGCTATACTTCGAATTATTAGGAGCAAGCGACTTAACCAAGTAGTCCTCTTGTTTATTGATTTGGTCAAAAAAAAATTGTACGCATTTACCACAATGTAGAATGGCATCTTCTCTATTTCCTTAGATAATAGTAGCGCCTTGTCGTAGTCATACCCCTTTGATTCTTGTAGGTATATAGCTACTACTATCGGAGGCGCGTTAACTCCATCTTGATTAATTGATAGTTTAGCATCTTCGTACTGACCGATAGATTCCCCCGTTATCTTATCACACAACTTAACCCCTTTTATCCTGCTTGGCAACTCCTTAGGATACTCAACACTCATTAACTTATCTAGTGCTTTGTCAAGGTGCTTGTATACATGAATGTTTTCAATTACTTCTTTATCCAGTCCAGTAAGCAAATGAAACAAACCAGTCTTATCCTCGAAGTTAAGAAGCTTAAATGTTCTGTAATCTATGTCATCCCAAGATGAAGGGAATGTGTAAGAAATTAATCGCTCCGTTGTGAAGATTGTATTCTTTACCATAAGTTTTTAATTAACCATTCAGTCCACACCTTTAAAGCTACATAGCTAGTAAGCAACACAAGACAAATCAAAACAAACCCTGTCGCTCTTCCAATATAATACATAAACTTGTTTTTCATATAATTAAAATTTAGTTGTTTTCTTTCCTTTCCCAAACATCCACCAAACAAAGTACCCACCAGCATCTGGTAAATGATCTAATCCCTTTGTCTTGTCTGGCTCATTACCCTTGTATGGTAGTTGTTGTAAGCATTCAGAGTATGAAGGGCAATTCATGTGGTTCACAAAGTAAAGCATTTTTTCGAAAGCATTATTCATTGTGTTGATTCTATCTTTAACAAAGGGGTTTCTTGTTAAGTTTTTGACTGTAAAACCATACCTCTTTAATATTTGAACGTCTGTCTTTGATGCTGATGTCTTCCTGTTAGAGCCTGACGCATCGGGGTATATAACGATTCGATGTCTAGGATATCTATACTTCAACTCCTCTGCCAACGACCTAGTATCATAAGAGTTTGAAACCTCCGCTACTGCAGTTGCCGTCAAACCATCTACCACATGTACCACCGCGCTCATATTCCCCATATTAAAGTCTACCCCAACATGCAGCAAATCATTGTGTAATATCTCCCTTGGTGAGTAGTTTTTTTCCTTGTTGTAATCCCTGTAAACGCTTCCTGTAGTCATGTTAACAAACTCACCATTCAAGTAAGCTTCTAACTGCTCAGGAGTATAGTTCTCTCTTAGTTGGTCTATGTAATCAGATGGAAGGAATGGATTATCTGACGTCTTAGCCTTGATAAGCTTTTTGTTTGGGCTTTTCTTGGTAACGAAAAAATCATACAAGAAACTATAGCCCTCAGGCGTACAAACAAAATCAATAGAGTTCTTATCAAACTCCATTAAAGCACGATTACGAGCAGTTATGGCGTTAAATGCTTCTTCCGCTTTTTTCTTGCTCATTCTGTCAATCTCGTCAATGATAGAGTACCCCACCTCATACCCAGCTATATAATCTGGCTTCTCCATTGATCTAAGCATCATTGTACCAAACCCTTTTAAAGTCAAGTTGTAAGGCTTCATTTTAATTGAGTAGTCTATCCCCATTCTCTTTAGAACTATTGGAGCTTTCTTGATTGCCACATCTTCAACTAGCCCATAGGTAGGTAGGTAATAACCTGTGTCAACCCTGTTCCTCAACATTACAGAAAAGATTTTATATAAACCTCCCTCAGTCTTTCCGCTGCCATAACCGCCTACTATGGCTGTATGCATAGCTTTAGACTTAATAAACTCCTTCTGATGAGGTAGTAGGAATATCTTCTTTACATTCTCAGACATCGTTTATATCATCTGTGAATATGATTTGAGTAGGTGGTAATGGCTTGTTGTCTGATGTAATATCTCTCCTATCTGTTAAACCTAGTTTCCTAGCTATTATATTAGGATTGTAAGCGCCTACAGTAGCCCCCTCAAACTGCTGACTGTCTATAATATTCCTTATGCGTGTTGTGACTTCAAAAAAATCTTGGTATCCTTCTTTGTTACTTTCATAATTTATTAAGGTTTGACGACTTATATCAGCGAACAAACAAAACGACTCTATACTCATTGGGGTTTGGGTAGGCACATCCATAACGCTTCCAGCAAGCTCTCCGCTTTTAATTGCTTCCTTCTTGTTCCAAACCCTTTCCTTCATCCAATCAAAATAGGCTACTGCTTCTTCCCACAGATTTTCAGGAGTATACTTGTGATTTGCTCCGTGCTTGTTTCTAAATTCCCAGTAGTTGTTTCCTTTAGGCGCTGGCATCTTCTATTTTTTTAATTATTATTTCAATATCTGAAAAATTCACGTTATTATGTTAAGTTTTTAATTAGTAAGGAGCGTCTATAAAGTCAGCTTTTTCAATTACTTCTAATCTGAACATGTTATTGTTTCCGTAGTGTTTACCATTGTACTCGCTTACTGTTGTAGAGTATTCAACCTCGACCACCTCACCAACGTTAACTTCTTTAAAGTATTGAACGTGTTCACCGCTCTTGTACTGGTTGATTAGAATTTTGCTAGGGTATTTCCCTTCTGTTTCTTCTACTACGAAGTTGTTCTTCATAGTTTGATTACCTTTTTTGTCCTCACCATTTTCTGTAGGTGTTACATGAGTTACTTTTCCTTTGAATTTCATTTGTTTTTGAGTTTATTTAATTCAATACTACTATTTATTCTTATCGCTTCCAAATATGGAAGTAATTATTTTAATGATAACAGAAAATAAAAAGCCATTCCGCTTCGATACACGGAACGCACAAGCTCTTTTATTTTCGTGTTAGGCACTATTGGGATAACGCCCATCTAATATCTTTTTCTTTCACACAAATACTTCCGTTACCATAGGCATTTGGCTTTTCTAAATTACCGTAACCATCAGCTACCAGCCAAAAGTCATCATGTGTAGAAGCCTCTTTTACGGTAAATTCCACATCTGTCGGTACTCCTTCCCAAAATCTATGATCTTGATAAAAATGTATTTTGTTCTTTGGAAAACAAACAACAGTTCCTAAAAACGTATAACCGTCAGGCTTAGTGTTTGACTTTTTTGAAGATTTAGTATTTTTTGCTTTCTTTTCGCTCATTTAATATTGTTTTTTTTGTTCAGTCGCCCGAACGGTTATACTTAACGTTGTGGTGCATTAAGACACCAGTCCAAACATTTTTTTTCGTTCACGAATGGCAGCAGGGTTAAGAGTAGAAAAGTGCATCATTTTTGGAAAGTCCTTTTTAAAGTCTATCAGCCATCCATCTTGGGTTCGCCAATCATAAGTATCGTAAAGCACTTTTCCTGTGCTGGGGTCAAGCGATACAATCATACATAAAGGTTCATCAGTTGTTTCAAATTCTTTCTTAGTCATTGTTTCAAAATTTAACGCACCACAACAAAAAAATAAAATGAATAGCGCAAGGTGCGTGATTGCTTCTATTCAAGTGTAGCGGTTGCGCTACTGCATTTTATTAGAGCCGTTAAACCTTCCAATGGTCAAACCCTTCCTTTATCAAATCCCTAACCGCTTTAATTGCAAAAGGAATTGTTATCATAAGTAATACCGAGTAAACTATTAATTCTAATTGTTGCATTGTCATATTTTTAAAGATAAAGAAGTAACCAACCGAGGAAACTATTCCAGAAAGTAAGCATATTATTAAGCCTAGTAATTTGTAATTCATTTTCTTATTGTTTCGTTAAGACAATACTAACTATAATTTATTTACCTTCCAAATATGGAACTATTTTTTCTTCTTTTTATTTTTCTCCCAATCCAGCATTACAGCATATGTATGCCTTCCTGATGTTTTCCAATAGTAAGAATCTTTGTCTTTAATGCTATCGTAGAACTGTTGTGCTGTTAATGGCTTGTCGTAACTGTTGGGCATTACTTTAATAAATCAAACATTTGAGTATATCTTTTATCACTACCGTACAAATCCTCGTGTTTCTTTAGAGCTGTTTTAAGCGTTGAGTGATCGTATCCTTTTCGGTGTATACCGCCTAGCAATTTTAACCCTATAACATCCTTTGTTAATGGTCTCATGATTGCAAACAACATCGCTCTACCGTCTGCGTATTCTCTTTTGTGATATCTTGACTTGAACAGATTAATATCTAAACCTAGCATCATGCATATATCATTTTCCAAAGAATAGAATGTTGGTTTAATAGAATCGATAAAAACCTTTTTTTCTTCTCTCCTCTTCTTGTCCGCTGCTATCCTTACTTCATTCATACATTTTTTAGTTCCCATAAGTTTTAATTTCTTCCATTAATTCTTTCAACATTATTTCCTTTTCAAACGGGGTAAACTTACCTAACCCATGAGCCTTTAACATTAACTTTTCCATGAATGGTTTACCATACTTTCTTTCAAGCCAATACGTGAACTCCGTAGGTGTTTTGTGTGCCGAAAACTTACTGCTGAACGTGTGGCAACCTACGCATAAACATATACCATTTAACACATCCCAACGCACAGATTTATTTGACCTGCTGTAAATGTGGTGTGAGTTAAGCAGACTTGTCTTAAGACATACAGAACACTTGTTACCACCCCTTAATTTTACTAACAAGCTCCATGCGTCATCAAGTTTTCCGTCTATTCCTTTTAATTTCTTCATAACATATTTATTTTTAGTTGAATATTTTCAACCTAATATCCTTAAATTAATTCATCTGTTTTATTGTTAACTGGTTGATTTTTATTTTATTAATTGTTGAATATATTCAATGACACATACAACTGTGTTACCCACAATAAAAAATGGCTACTGTTCTACTTCTAATAAAGTTAGTTTCTTGCCAGCGTTTCCGTCCTTACAATCGCCCAAGCAATCAGCAATTCCATCATTAAGCCAGTAATGTATTTCAGTCATTTCTTTACCATTGTGGTAGTTTGTTCTTACGCTTGGTCTTAGTGTTGGGCTTTCCAAACTTCCGTTCCAAGTCCAAGCATTTGTGCCTTGTCTTGTTCCTTTAGTTATTACAGGCAATTGCATCAATCCAATTTCTTCTGTCACCTTAAAAGTCAAGTAATCAATTCCGTTAATCTTATCTAATTTAGCTTTCATTTGTCCGCCATTTTTAAAAGATGGGTAACACTGTATAAAGTGAAAAGCCCATCAAAGTTTTGTAATAAATAGCCAAATTCT